TATGAAGTTGGCGATATCATGCATCTTAAAAGGTATGATATTGAAAAAGGTCAATTTACTGGTGATTGGTTAGTAGCTGAAATAACCTATATCACTAACAACAAATATCCTTGTGCTTTCTCCTCTTCAGTTCTTCCTCAGGATTATTGTATCTTAAGCCTTAAAGTAATCTGATGGAAATAGATTTTTATAATCAACCTAAGCGAGATCTTCTTCCAGAAATTGAAAAACCTGTAGAAGCATCTCCTTTTGATATCGTAAATAATATCAATGAAAAAAAAGGGCATATTGCTGACGTAGTTTCTGAAGGTGGATTTATACCATGGGTCATTAATAAATCACTTTCTTTTCATAGTTCAGATGTTCTATATGCTAATGAAATGAACATGAATGCAAATGAACTCACTTTTCAAATGCAATATGATTATCTCTATTATGCAGTCCCAAGAGGAAAGAAATGGAGTAAATGGCCTAAATTCAAAATAACTGATGATGAAAAGGCAGTTATGGGTTATTTTGAATGCTCTTGGTTTAAGGCGAAGGAAAATCTTCGTGTGTTGTCTACCGAACAGAAGAAGGTAATTATCACTTATATGAAGGAGAAGAATTCATAAATACTATTTCATAATGAAATAAAAATAAGAACGTGGAGTGATTTTACCATGACTGATGATATTTTTCGTGGCTGCGGGGTAGAAATCTCTCTTCCGGATCGTCAAGCTTTCCTTAAAATTGAAGAAACACTTACTCGTATAGGAGTAGCTTCTAGAAAAGATAAACACCTTTTCCAATCATGTCATATCCTACATAAACGACAAAGGTATGCTATCGTACATTTTAAGGAAATGTTTTTGCTGGATGGAAAACCTACCACTATTACTGATGAAGATCTTGGTAGACGTAATAAAATTGCAACATTGCTTCAAGATTGGAGGCTTTGCACGATTCTTAACCAAGAACCACTTTCTCCATTAAGTCCTATGTCACATATAAAGGTAATCTCATGGAGTGAGAAGCCTGAATGGAAATTATTTCCAAAATACGCCATCGGGGCCAAAAAGAAACCGCTTGACAACGCAGCAGAAAACTGATAGTATTATCAAGATGATGCGCTACCAAGTGCTAATCAAGTACTAATTGAAACGGAGACTATAATTATTATGACAAAAACCACTAAGACTCTCAAGCTTATTAATGCCCTTGCTACTGGTAAGGAAATTACTCCTACAAAGCTTGCGAAGCGTTCAGGTCTTGCAAACGTAAGTTCCACAATTTCACGTTTGCGCAATGAAGGTTTTCGGATCTTCTTGAACACTAAGAAGACCTCCAAGGGCGTTCAGAACTACTACCGTATGGCTGCCTAAGCCGTCACGAGTCGGGGCAAACCTCTCTAAAAACCCCAAAATTCTTTTTATCAATGATTTCAATGGGTTAGTTCTAACCTGTTGATTTTGTTGATGTTTTTTTATCTGGAACCGACTTGACAACGGGTCCAATATATGTTAGTATGATGTACGATTGAAATTACTAGGAGATTCTATAAAATGACTGATACCCTCTTCCAGGTTGCTGGTTTCTCAATCAGCCCTGACGGAATTAAGTTCCACGTCTCGCGTGATACCAACGTGAAGGCGATCAATATTAATATGGGTGGGGAAACCTACTTCAATTTTGCGGTTCTTCCTTCGAAGGTGACCAAGCCTAAGGCAGCTCAATATCTGCTTGACACTTTGGATAAGACCAAGGTAGACCCTGCAGTTTTCGAGGTGATCGCCTCTGTTGCGAACGGCCCCACAGTCGCTGTAAAAGCGCCGAAGGCTCCAAAAGCACCCAAGGAAGCGAAGGCTCCGAAGGCACCTAAGGTTGTCAAGAGCAATGCGGCAGCTGTCTTGAAGGCTGCGGTTGCACCTGCCGATGCTGATGCGAAGGCAAAGCGTTTGGAAACCATCCGAGCGATTGCTGCAAAACGTAATAAGTAAGCTATCTTCCTCTTTTTACCTTGGGGGGTAAAATGGTTAAAGCTAACTACCGAACGTATCATGGGTTGATTTGGCAGGCAGAATCTCCTGCCAAATATTTCCTTGTCGGATATCCGAACATTAGAGCATCTTTTGATGGGAAAGATTGGTATCTTAACAGGATAGAATCTGTTAAATTTAAATCCATGGAAGTCCTTTCAGAAGTTGTTACAACGGTTTGTGAGAGCTATAATGCACGAGGAAATCGATGGTAAATAGGTTACAACGTGATTATGCTAATAGCGTTGCTGGCTATATTGTCAGCGACGTTGAGGTCAAAGAACTCTTAGAAGGACTTAAGGACTATGAAGTACACTGTATTCTACATGCTTCGAGCCGAAGAAACCCTCGTTCTACGGGCCCTCTTGCAGGACAAAACTGAGTCCTTCCAATCCTTTGATGAAGCTGTTGACTTCATTCGAATCCTTAAGACAAACAAGAATATTGTCGGGCAACCTGTACTAGGAGTATAAATGACTAACGAAAAAGACGAAGATCATTCTTATATGACAAAATTATTAGCAGGTTGCGGCGCTGCCTTAGTGGGAGTGTTCGCAACCATTTTTTTTATCTGTATTACCACTATTGGTGGGATAATTATAGGATGGGTTGTAGGATTATTTTTTTCTGAAACCATCTTAGGTATTTTTGCGGCCTTAGGTATTAAAGGCTTCGCAATGTGGCAAATCGGTGCTTGGCTTGGGTTTGTTAGTGGTTTCTTCCGAACGGTTAAAACCACCCCAAAAACTTAATTATTGACCAAATTTAGCCGCGGCGTTATTATAAAATCTATGCAGAGCATTCATAGAGGCCGCGCAAGTATTATTGTCTGCAGCCATCTGAACCATGGTTCTTGCTACCTGTAGATCTGTTAAGGTCTTGATTGCAGGCCATTTAGTAATTCTGGGGCAATTATACATTGACTCAGGTGCTAACACAACATGATATTTGTTGATGGTTGGTTGCAACGTCCCAGTTGTATTACAACCAGCAAGCCAAGCACCCAAAACTACAATAACCAAACATTTCCATATTTTATTCAACATCACTTTTCTCCTGATAATCTCTTGATAACATTCTTCAAAACTTCACTTGTTTCCCGATCTGTTTTAATGACATCGGGATTATTCAATTCTGCATTAAGAGAATCTGTTGAATCTTGAAGATCCTTCATTTGCTTATTAAGAGAATCTGTCTGATCCTGCTGTAATTTAGCAACAGCTGCCGTCTTTTCTGCAAATTCTTGTTGATTTTTGATTACTTGAGCTGAAATGATTGCTTGATCTTTTAGAAGCTGATTTTGTGCAGCATTATGAACAATAATAAAATACCCACCTACAAGTACGGCAAGGATAAATATTATACCTATGGCCCATTCTGCAAGTTTTCCTAGTGGACCAGCTAAGAACGTTCCTATAGCTAACATTTTATATTCCTTCTCATTTTAACCAGTATAGGATATTTATCAAAACAGAAAGTAAAGAAAATGAGTGATTTTAAACAAATAATTGATCATGAGATAGAAGCACTAATGCAAATATGTTATAAAGTAATTATAATGTATTCTGTAGCGAAAAGTGCATTAATAGGTCTTTTTACTGCTTTTAAACTCATTGCAAATCAATCACATGTATTTAATCCTCTAAAACCTAGAGAAGTTATAGAAGAACCACCTAAATCAGTTGAAGTAGATGAGGCTGTTCAAAATCCTCCTTCTCATAATATGGTGGGTTCATCAAACCCACAAGCACCATCCAGACTTGCAAGCAAAGAAGAATTAGATCCAAAGAACTTTCAATTTGAAGTTCCAGAAGAGAAAATTAAGTGGGCTCATATGCATACTGGCGGATTTAATATCTATACACAATTGCTTATAACAGCAAATGCATTCAGGGAAGCTAAATTAGAACCAATCTTCTTAACTAATAAAGATGAATCTATCATTCGTGTTGCGGCGCGCGAAACTTGGAATAAACCTAACGCATTAAATTGATCTTGACAATCAAGTAAGTATGTCGTATAAATATGAATGAAGTGTCTTCATGCACTAATGTCTTCATGGAGTGGTCGGAGTGCTCTAAAACTAAATGCTTTGTTAGCTCAGTCAGGTAGAGCGGGCGGCTTCTAATCCGTATCAGTCGGGGGTTCAAATCCCCCACGAAGCACCAAATAAGGAAAGTAACCAAATGGCTTTGTAGATTAATACGTAAACGGTTCTACTAGATTACCTAGAGGACCCCCTTCCTAATGTATCATAAACCGATCATCTGACCTCAGATGACACATTAATGAAACATTTAGGAGACATAAAATGCGTGCTTTTTTACGAGTTAAAATACTTTCACTTGCTGCTGAATCTAAAATCATCCGTAAGGAGATGAAAAAATACGAAGGTCCAACACCAATTTATCAAGGCCTTCACCTTCACAGAACTATTGATGTACGTGAGGAGTCCCGAGCTTCTCATATCGCAATGGGTTTCTTGAAAGGACTTACTTACAAACAAATCGAAACAAAGTGTTACAAAGAACCTGATTGGAAGAGAATTTGGACTCTTATCAAAAAATACGGTGAAGGTGACATGGAAAGAATTAGGCCTGTTTTCGTAGAATGGAAAGAAGCCTGATTGGAGACGCGGCGTTAAGGGTGGATCGAAAGGTCCACCCATTTTTACGTTGACAAACTCTTGATTCTATTGTACAATTAACCTTTAGCATACTGAACAGTCACTGCGCATATTAAAGGATATTCTTTTGACAAAATACTTCTATACTGATGTTTTCCAAAGAGGTGATTGGCTCTATATAAGAGGTTATTCCAACGGGAAGCGTTTTCAGGAGAAGCTAGATTATCATCCATTCTTATTTGTACCATCAGCAGATGGTGAATTTAGATCTTTAAAGGGTCAACCACTTAAACGAAAAGTGTTTGGTTCTATGAAGGATGCTAAGCAGTTTGTAAAAGATAATTCTGACGTTTCTAATTTCCAAGTGCACGGTAACACTGCTTGGCTTTATCAATATATCAACGAAGAATATGTTCGTGATGGCAAGATTTGGTATGATAAAGATTTAATTAAAATCAACTATATCGATATCGAAAACGACTGGGGCAATGGGTTTCCGAATCCTATGGATCCTCAGCATCAAATTACTGCTATCAGCATTCTCCAGGGTGAAAAAACTATTTCGTTTGGATGTAAAGCTTTTAGAGCTGATGACCCAAAAATAACATATATAATGTGTAAGGATGAAGCTGATCTTCTTAATAATTTCCTGGATGCTTGGGAAAGTGAAGAGTGGTCTCCTGACGTTGTAACCGGTTGGAATATTGCAGGCTATGACATTCCATATCTGTACAATAGAATTAAAAAGATTTTAGGAGAAAAGGCTGCAAAGCGACTATCTCCGTGGGGAATTATAACCGAAAGAGAATTTGAAGGATTCAAAGGACAGACAAAAACTGAATATATCTTGATGGGTACACAAGTAATCGATTACCTCGACCTATACAAGAAGTTCTCGTTTGTCAATCAAGAATCATATAAATTAGATCATATCGCCTACGTAGAGCTCGGTGAGAAGAAAATCGATTATTCTGAACACAAGAACTTAATGGAACTCCATCAGAAGGATTTTGAGAAGTTTATCAACTATAATATCAAGGATAATAAACTTGTCTATAGACTGGAAGCAAAAAAGAAATTCCTTTCGAACGTCCTTTTCTTTGCCTATGATGCTAGAATTAATTATGTGGACGCTCTTACTACTGTTCGTGTTTGGGATGTTATCACTACCAATTACTTGCTCGAACAAAGAATTGCCGTACCTCAGTATACCCCACCATCCACTGGTGCCAAGATCATGGGAGGACATGTAAAAGAACCGTTCATTGGTTTAAGTCGTTGGGTTGTTACTTTCGATTATACTTCTCTATATCCTAAGCTTATGATGGGATGGAATATCAGTCCTGATGTATTTGTCAAAATGATAGATATGCCGATTAGTGCTGACAAGTACTCTGGAGAACGTTGTATTTCAGAAACTCTGTCACATCCTGTTTATGAAGATATGAAGGCCTACCTTAAGAAGAACAACCTTACTCTATGTCCAAACGGTGCTTTGTTTAGTCGTAGTAAGCAAGGATTCATGTCATTCTTGATGGAAAAGATGTATGATGATAGATTTGAAGCTCAAAAGAAATTGAAAGCTGCAAGGGCTGCGTTCAAAAAGGATCCTAAGAATAAGGAATTGGAAAATCGTATCGATGAACTCGATAACTTTCAGAAGGCTAGAAAGATTCAGCTCAATGCTTGTTATGGTGCGATGGCTAACAAATACTTCCGATTCTATAATTCAGATGTAGCTGAAGCTGTTACATCAATTGGTCAGATGGCTATTCAGTTTAGTGAAAGGAAGCTAAATGCTTACCTCAACAAACTTCTTAAAACTACCAATGTAGATTACATTGTTGCTATTGATACTGACAGTGTTCATATTACCTTTGATCGTTTAGTTGATGCTGTGGGTTTAAAGGATGCAGCTAAAGACAAGGTAGTGGACTTCCTTTCGAAAGTTTGTGCAGAAAAGATCGAACCATTCCTCGTAAAGGTATATGAAGAGTTCTCAGAGCTAACAAACGCCTTTAAAAATACTCTACATATGAAACAAGAAGGTATCGCTGATAAAGGTATTTGGCGTGGTGCTAAAATGTACATCCTCAATCAACTTGATAGGGAAAAAGTACGTCTGGATAAACCTGAACTACTTGTTCACGGAATCGAAGCTGTCAGATCTTCTACACCTGAAGTGTGTAGAACAAAGATTAAAGAAGCTCTCAAAATAATCATGGGTGGGACTGAAAAAGAATATCAGATATTCATTAAGAATTTTAGAAATGAATTCTGGGATCTTCCTTTCGAACAAATTGCTAAGCCATCGACTGCTAACAATTTGGAAGAGTTTACGACAAGTAGTGGATATCGTAAAGGCACTCCTCAGCATATTAAAGGTGCGATTATCTATAATAACTACTTGCAAGAAAAAGGTCTCACTGATACCTATGAGACAATCTTTTCTGGTAATAAAACCAAATCTTGTTACCTTACAACACCAAACCCTGTAAGATCTAACGTTATATCAACACCAGGTCCTTTGCCTGCTGAGTTTAACTTGGATAAATATATTGATAGAGATATGCAATTTACTAAGACATTTTTAGCTCCAATTCAATCAATAAGTTCTTTGACTGATTGGAAAACAGAAAAGAAAAATACATTAGAAGGACTTTTTGAATGATAGTAAACAACGCAAATAACGATTTTGGGTTTTCACTTGTGGAAGATGCAGATCTAGATGTAGTTAACAAAAAATTGACTGACGGCTATCAAGTAGCTCTTACAAAAGCTGAAACCAAACTTGATAATATTACCACTAAAATAGTTTCATTCTTAGATAAGCTATCCGAGGACCCAACAAAAACAGCACTCAAATGGCCCAACAGGGCTGAGGTTTGTTTGAAATTGAAAAATGAAATCTTGACACTTCGCAATTCATAATATACAATCATACATTCATATAGGAGAAAAAATGGTTAAAGCGCCAAAATCTAAAATTAATAACTTGATGGAAAGACTCCTTGCAAGCTCTACAATTAAAGAATCTTCAAGTTTAGACGAGAGTCGCTTCTTTAAGGAAAAAGATATCGTTCCTACTGGAGTGCCTATGATTGATATCGCATTATCAGGGAGGGTAAAAGGTGGTCTCGTACCGGGCAGTACAATGTTGGCAGGACCTTCCAAGCATTTCAAAACAGGCTTTGCATTACTCCTTGCTAGGGCTTTTATTAAAAAGTACCCAGACGGAGTTATCTTATTCTATGATAGTGAGTTCGGAGCACCCGGAAGCTACTTTGAGTCTTTTGGCGTCCCTGCAGGACAAGTCATTCATTCCCCCATGGAGTCCGTAGAATTATTAAAGCATGATATAGCTGTACAGCTTGAACAGATTCAAAGAGGTGATCATCTGCTTATTCTAGTAGATTCCCTTGGAAATGCTGCATCAAACAAAGAAGTAGAAGATGCTCTGTCAGGTAAGTCTGTAGCAGATATGACACGAGCAAAAGCAATTAAATCCCTCTTCCGTACTATCGGAACAAAATTGGTAATGAAAGATGTTCCGCTCGTGGTTGTTAATCACACTTATAAAGAACTCGCTCTCTTCCCTAAAGACATCGTCTCGGGTGGCACGGGATCATATTACGGTGCCGACAATATCTGGATTATTGGTAGACAACAAGACAAGGATGAAGCTACCAAACGAATTGAAGGATACAACTTCGTCATTAAAATTGAGAAGTCTCGATATTGTCAAGAAGGACTCAAGATCCCTATCAATGTAACATTTGATCTAGGTATCAATAAATGGTCAGGTCTTCTTGATAATGCTATAGAAGCAGGTCTTATCGGCACTCCAAAGAAAGGACGTTATGCTAGAATAGATGAATCTAATGGTGAATTTTTTGATGAAGAATTCAAAGAAGATGATATCAATCGTAATGATGAATTATGGGAAGGGATGCTTGAAAAACACCTCTTCGTGAAGTTCCTTGAAAACAAATATAAGCTCTCAGCTAATTCGATTATGAGGGATGATAAAGAGAAAGCAGTGGCAACAGCATGATGAGAAATGTATCACCAGATTTTGCAGATCTTTTAGAGGAATGTATGTCATTAACTCCTCATAAAGAAGAATTAATATCAGCAATAATCAATACATTAGCTAAAAAGGGGTGGTCAATAGTACCACCCAATCACATACCATTACCTACTAATGTAGCCTTAGCAGAAGCAATGCTTTTAGTCGCCGAATCTTATTTGAAAGGACACCAAGATGCAACTCCGAAAGAAACATCTTCCACCAACAGTTCAGATTGAATACCCATATGGTGTATTTGCTACATATCGTCATGTAGATATGGAATATGCTACTCGAGATGAACTTTCAGGTCGAGTTTGTCAGAAGAAAGGTACTCCTCACTCAAAGATTATTGCAAAAGGAAAGTCTAAAAAGAGAGAATATTTCCTTCATGCGACAAAGGGTTACAGGAGTTATTCGCTATGACATCACTTACAAGATTGAGATTTGCCAATGAAAATCGTCATTTAGAATGGGATCCTACTAATCAGGTTACTTTAGGTTTTCGAGGGCTTGAATTGGGTGGAGAGGTTGGTGAAGCTCAAAACGTTATTAAGAAGCTTGAACGTAAAAGATTAGGTCTTATTGGACCTACTGATACCATCGAACACCTTGCAGAAGAACTTGCAGATGTTATTATATGCGCAGATCTTGCCGCAATGACTGCTGGTATTGATCTTTCAAAAGCAGTTCGAAAAAAATTCAACGCCACCTCAGTAAAGGTTGGACTTAAAACAAGGCTATAAATTTGACAATAGAAATCACTATTCTATCAAATCTTATTAATAATGAAGAATTTGCTAGGAAAGTACTTCCCTATTTAAAACCTGAGTATTTTTCAAGTGAGGGTGAGCGTAAAGCGTTCATCCTTATTTACTCATATGTGGATAAGTACAACAAATTTCCCTCTTCAAAAGCACTTGAAATTGATCTTCAAAAAGAAGTTGATGATATCAATGAATTTTGCTATAAAGCAACAATAGAGTGTATTGAGAATATTTCAAAACCAGAACCACATGAGGAGGAGTGGCTACTAGATAGCACTGAGAAATTTTGTCAGGAGAAAGCAATTTATCACGGCATTATGCAATCTATGGATATCATAGATGATAAAACCGGAAAAAAATCTCGAGGGATGATACCAAAAATCCTTAGTGATGCGCTAGCAGTTACATTTGATACGGATATAGGTCATGATTTCATCGAAGACTCGGATAAGCGATTTGACTTTTATCATGCAAAGCATCAGCATATCCCCTTCGACATTGATCTCCTCAATAAGATTACAAAAGGTGGGGTGGTCCCCAAAACTCTTAATTGTTTTCTTGCACCAACAGGTGTTGGAAAATCACTCGTTATGTGCCACATGGCGGCCCAGCACTTAATGATGGGATATAATGTCCTTTACATTACTCTAGAAATGAGTGAGGAGAAGATAGGTGAAAGGATTGATGCGAACTTACTCGATGTCTCCATTGAGGACCTCGAACTTCTTCCCAAAGAATCGTATGTTAAGAAAATTGAAAGAATTAAA